GTCATAAATTATATGATGAGATTATAGACCTTACAAAAGGAATTGAGAATATAACTGAAAAGGAATTAAAAGATAGATTAGAAGCTAGTTTAGATCCTGCATGGCAACGTAATGAAACAGATATGGCTGTATTTGCACACTTTTTAGAAATATTAGATGTTGCAAATGGTCTATTTAAAATCAAATCTGCATTAAACTTTGATACTAAGACATCTACTACAATGTATGATGCTTATGCAAGAACTGTAAAGAAAGATAGTATTATAGAAGAGGATGAAGATGAGGCAAATGTTCTTAAGATATTTCCAAAGGATAAATTAAAAGCATTATATAATGATACTATTCTTCACAACTTTGATGTCAGTGAAATGCAAATGGAGATGTTTGGAGATATGTTTAAAGTTAGAAATCATCCTAACTTAAATAAGTATCTATTGAATTTCTATAAGAACAGTTTAGTATTTGGTTCTAATATATATGATAGAGTAAAAGAAATTTTTGGTGGAAATGATAAATTAATATCTGAATATAAAAATGATTTTACAACAGCTATTACTTTAACAGCATTAAGAGATTTTAATCCTAAAACTGGAGCTTATAAAGGTTATGAGATAGTTGATGTAAACAGTAAAGAATATGACAGAGTTGTAAATAAAAAAGCAACTAAGTCTTTACCTACTGATAAACTACATTTTGCTAAAAAGAATTACACTAAGGAAACTCCAGAAGACTATCCAAAGTATGGTTTCATTTTTACTGAGAATGCAGAAAAACTAGGTACTGATTATAATGTATCAACAACCCAGGCTGTTATTAGAACTAATAAACAAGGAGAAAGAAATCCTAATGCATTAGCTATTGTAACAAAGAAGATGCAGAAAGCTGGAGCTAACTTTACAAATTCTGAAGCAGACTTTACTAAGTTTAAAGAACTCAATACTGAATTAATAAACAATATTGTTAATTCTAAGTATGAAAGAATTATAGTTCCTACTGGTGGTTTTGCAATGGAAAAAGCTAAGTTGCCTACAAGGTTTGCAGAATGGTTACAGAATGAATTGCAAACTAAGTTGGGTATTGCTACAGAACTAGTAGATAGAGGAGCAGGAGTAAGTGGTTTAACTAATTCTAAAAAGTATGAAGAACCTACTACTCAAGAATCTACTAATCCATTAGTAGAAGCAGGAATCAAACCTAGTGATATGTCTGGTAATGCTGCTAAAGATATTCAGATGGCATCTGAATCTACTCAGTTTATTGGATTCGGTACTATAATGAAAGAAGGTAATGTATCTTCTACAGATAAATATGCTAAAGCTTGGGGTAACAAAGCTAATACTGGAGAATATACTGCTAATGATACAATCATGGTATCAGGTAGCGGTAATTTTGGTAGAGGTGGTGTAGATAAAACTGAAGAAGCAGCAGCAATTAAAAAAACATTATCTGAAAAATATAAACCTTTATTAAATAAAGCTATAGAGGCTGGTGCTTCTTTTAGAATAGGTAATCAATATTCTAAAGGTAATTTATCTGATGAAACTGTTGCTAAATATTTAGAACAAAAAGGATATACTGAAGAAAAACTCAATGGTTATTCAAGATGGGTATCACCAAAATCAACTAAAGTAGAACAAGTTCCCACTAAGGGAACTAATATTCCAGGATACATTCCTACAGGAGTCTTTATTCAAGATGATAAGATGTATGTTGATATGGAAATATTAGCTGAACAGTTTAAAAATGGAGATTATTCTAATAACAATACAGGTGCTTACTCTATATTAGTTAAGACTGCAGAGGACACAAGTTATACTTTAACTAAAATGAGTCCTAAAACATTCAATAATAACTTCAGTGAGTATGTACATTTTGTAATGGAAAGAGAATATCAAAGGAGTATATTGAAATCTACAGATATAACTAATTTTGATAAGATACTATCTAATATAATTAAAACTAAAAAAGAATTTTTATTTACAGCTAGCAGTCAAAAATTAAGAACGGATATTGGTGAAAATAAAAAGATAAATGATACTGTTGGTACATTTGAAGTAAACAAATACGGGCTTGTTGATTTTGTAGATGCTTCAACAGGAGAAGTACTATATGAAAATTTAAAGAAACTTAAAGGAAATGAGTATCAAGAGTATATATTAAATAAAGATGTTCTTTTAGCTTTACAACTTAAAGTAGTTGAAGATCACATTACTAATAAAGCATTAAAGAATATTCTTAATTCATATTCATATATGGAAGATCCTAATAATGGATATGCTATACAACTAATGAATATGTTAAGAGATCCTGAATATTCATATTTAAAGAAAGATTATACTATTCTTGATGCTTTGACTACAAGTTATTCTAAGGAATCTGGTATTACTAATTTAGTATTTAAAGAAGGTAAACCTGATGCAGATACTACAACTAACTATAATGAAGAACTAAATAGATTAGCTAACATTGATGTTATTAAAAATGATGATATACATGTTAATAAAGCAATATCTGAGTTCTTTGAAAAGTTCCAGTACTATGTAATATTATCTAGTGGATTTAGTTCAAATACTAAGTATTCATTAAATTCTATTATATCTCAAGAAAAGATTCTAAGCTTTACTAATAATGAAAAAATTAAGCAGGCTACTAATAGAATTTTGAATAATCCTGATTATTCTGTTGTTGAAAGAAATATAAACACATTCACTGAGAAGTTTTTAAAGAATAGATTAGGTCTTGTTAGAGCAGGTGGAACAGAAAAATTTTCAAAGAAACCTGGTTTTTCATCTGATAGCTCTAATAGAAATAAACAATATGTATCACAAGGTGTATCTGAACCAGTAACTAGATATGAAAATGTAATACCATCAGATAATACTTTGAAGAAAGTAAATGATTTCTTATATTTAATTGATATAGATTTGATTAGAGAACAAGCAACTAAATCAAAGGATCCTAAATATTTTACAAATACAGTTTTGAAATTGGCTGAGACACATGATGATAAATTATTTATTTTTACATCAGGTGATAAAATTCCAGTTACAGTTAAAGCAAGTAATGTATCAACCTTTAATACTCCTGAACAAATTAAAAATGCTGAGTTTTCTGGACCAGTTATTATACCTGTGTCTGGACTTAAAGGAATGAATGATGCTGGAACTGCTCAATTATCTGAAGCACTATTTGAAAAATTCAATGTTAGAAATCCAGGTTTTGACAAAGGCAGTAGTAAACTTACTATTCGTGAAATGATGAATAGTGATTCTTTTTTAACATCAACAGATGTGATCAATAGTATTAGAATAAAATCTCATGCTATCTTAGACGAATTAAATAACTCTTGTAATTTTTAATCATGGCTTGTAGAATAATTAGAAATGATAACGGTACTGTAAAAAGAGTACTAGCTAGTAATAATGAACCTTCTATTTTATATCAAAGTATTAGAAATACTATGAGTGAAGAAGAAGCACTATTAGAATACGCTGGAACTTTTACAGATGAGTTTCAACAAACAATTGATTATCTAAAGGAAATTGATACTGTTTCAAATATATATGATGTAAACGATGAGATTAACTATCAGGTATATGACTATATCATGCATCCAGAAAAATACTTTGGAAAAAATAGTGTAGTCAATCCTGAGTTTGAAAATGAGATTAAAAAATTACCAATAGAAATATTCAATAGTATTGAAATTGTAAGTACTGTTCCTGATGAAATATTAGGAAGTGATGGTATTTCATTTGCAATGAAAGATGTTCTTTATGCAAATGGTATTACAGATCCATTATTAATCAATTGGCTTGGTATCAATAAAAGTAGAATTGGACATCCTAAATACATTACAAGTACAAAACAAATAGAAGAGTTAATTGAAAAAGTTTATAATAGAAAACTAGATGAAAATAAATATTTAGAATTTAAGTTTAATCCATTAGCATTAGAAAGCTTTAGAGAATGGAAAGCAGCCTTAGCAGATTATCCATTAGTCTTTCAAGATATAATGTTAACACATGCTATTAAATATCTAAATAATCCAAATAGAAGAGCTAAGTATGTATTACAATTAAGCAAAGTAGCTTTAACAAATACATATGGTATTCTAATGAATAAACCTAATGAAGCTAATAGATTAGGTAAATTATATGATCAAGAAGTTTTAGCGTCTGTTTCTGATGCTATAGGTCATGAACCTTCTGCTAGTGGTAATGGATATTGGGTACATGTTCCAAGAACATCTTCTGGAAATACTTTAGGATATGATAGTTATGAACGTTTTAAGGATAGTACAGAATTAGTAATTGAACAAAATAATGACTACTTAGAAATTTTAAAACAAAAACAAAAACCTGATTATTATAATAATTTAGTTAATGAACTAGAAGAATTAAAAAGTAAAGAAAAAATATTTTTTAAACAGGAAATAAATCTTAGTAGAACAGATGCTAATAAATATGGATTTCAAGAATACGATTATGTAAGAACTGAAAGTACTTATTCAAGATGGAATAAAGATAATAAACCACATGTTAATGAATTAGGACAAAATTATGAAGGTTACTATATTCATGGATATAATACAGAAAACGGAAGACCATCTACTAAAATTGTACCTATAACCAAAAAACAAGCAGAAGAGTTATGGGAAAAAGAAGTAGAAGACTATCCATATAGTGCATATGATGCTGATGCTAAAAATAGAATATATCAACTAGAAAGTCAAATTGAATCTTATAATCAAGACTATATAGAAAAACAAATAAAAGAGACAGAAGAAAAGTTAAATAAACTTGAAAATGATCTTAAAACTTAAAAAAAATGTAGAACTCCTTAGAAAATTATCTCCTCATACTTGGTGTACAGCAAGTTCTATGACAGAACATTATGTAGAAAATTATGACAACTATTTATTAATTGTTAATGGTGTAACAGTAGCTGGTATAGAAGCATATCCTGATACTCAGCAAGAGGATGAAGAAATTGATGCTCTTTTCTACGATACAGAAGAATTAGAAAGAAGAAAAATTCAACAAACTAATGGTAAAATAAAAGTAAAAGAAGTTACATCAAGAGCTAATAATGGTACTGCTTCTATAGATCATCTAGATGATACAATAGCTTTTTTTGAAAAACATAATCTAGATTTAAATAATCAAACCATTCAAAGAGCTATAAATGCTAGAGATAATGGTATAAGCGATGATGTAATTGAAGATCGTCAAAATAATAATATTTATTATGATGAACCAGATGGTCCATATAATCCATACGGTGAAGGTTATGATATGGATGGGTATCCAAATGATCCACCTGATTATTTTGAATTGGGACCTGAGTATGCTGATGCTGATGAAATTAATAATTATTATCAAGAAAGAGATATTGTAGTAGGTTTAGTTACTTTACAACAAGTAAATGAAAATTTAAATTTAGCATTAAAACATTTTGATGTTCTTCTTCCAGAATTTAAAAATAATGAAGATTTAGCAAGACAAGCAGTTGAAAATCATTCTCATAATATAAAACATATAAATATAGATGCTCCATATTATAATGAACTTGCTAGAATAGCAGTAGAAAAATCACCTTATGTATTTGAATATTTATCTGATGAAGGTAAAAATATAGAAGGATTGAGAGAAATTTGGAATACATATAATGAAGGATTAATTGATGAATTACCTTTTTCTAAAACTAATAATAATCTAATTCAAGGTTATTATGATGCTAATAATGATAAAGTAGTAGTAGTAGAATCAAACACACCTATAGAAGAAGCAGCTAAAGTAGCAATACACGAAGTAGCTCATAGAGGTATGTTAAGAATGGCAAAAGAATTAGGAGGAGTAAATGAACTAGCTTCTGCTTTATTTGCTGCTGAAAAACAGTTAATGCAAAAGTTGCCTGAATTATTACAAAGAACAGGTCACAAAAATTTAGATAGTTTATTACTTGACTATGGTTTCAATAAGAACACAAGAGATGGTAAAATAAAATTACTAATGGAGTTAACTGCTAGATGGGCAGAAACATTAGTAGATAAATCTCAACCATCATGGTGGAAACAACTCATTAAAAATATTACAAACTGGATTAAACAATTTACAGGTAAGACATTAAACGAACAAGAAGTAAATGATTTAGTTGGTGGCTTTGTTAGATACGGTACTAAGAATAGTAATTCATCAGCTCAGTTTAATGAAACACAGCATGATATTGATGAGAACATTGCACCTCAACTATTAGATCAAATTTCAGAAAGACTTTCTAGAAATTTAGGAGGAGTACCTTATAATCTTATTACAGAAGTAGATGCTATAAGCTTACTATCAGAAACTCAAGAAAAATATAATGGTCAACCTGCATTCTTTTATAATGGTCAGGTATACTTTATTAAAGACAAACTTAACTTAGAAAACGTATTCCATGAATTTAGTCACCCTTTTATCAAGGCTATTAAGAAAACAAACCCTACTCTCTTTAATAAACTTTTTGATACCCTCTCGCAAACGCAGGAAGGTCAGGAAATCATCAGAACAGTAAAAGAGTACTATAAGTATGATGAAAATTCTGAGGATTTTAAAGAAGAGGTTTTAGTAAGAGCATTAACTACTAGAGCAAGAAACAATGAATTAAATGCTCAAGAGAGTACTGAGTTTACTAAGTTCATAGATAAACTCATGTATGCTATTAAACAACTAATGCGTAAAGTATTTGGTAAGATTAAAATAGATAAGTTAAATGCAAATACTAATCTTGATCAGCTTGCTAAAATGCTTAATAATGATTCTTTTGAAATTAGTTCAGAGATAATTACAGAATCAGAAAAAGCTGATTTTAATACTATGCAAGATTCTGTTAAGGATCTTATGGCTAAAGCTAGTGATACTTTGTTACAGAGTAACATTGATAAGTTGTTTAAACTTATTGGTTCTGGTAAACAAATCATGAAGGAGGCTGAAAAAAGACATGCTGGACTTAAAGAAAGTATTTCAAAAGAAAAATTAGAAGCTCCCTTTCAAGAAGAGTCATCTACATTATCTAAGTATCAAACTTATACTAAGACAAACGAAGCTCCTTTAGATTTAGTCAACTATAGAAAAAGTCAAATTGAAGCATTAGTTCTTTCATTACAATCTTACAATGATTCTATTGAAAAAATTATTCTTGAAATTAATAGATCTAGATCAGATGTTGATTCAGTTTTGACTATTTCTAAGAATATGTATTTCTTAAAAAATCTTAGTCAAACTCTAGAAACTTTTGATGAGATTAAACAACAAATGGTAGATGAAGGTATTAGTGTATCTAGTCCTGTTTTTGAGTTATTAAATAAAGCAAGTAATAATGCTAAAATTGGTATGACTGCTGTTTATGCACAAAATGAAGCAGCAATACCAGGTATTTTAGCACCGCATTTGAAGGGCATTAATGAAGTTCTTAATAAAGAATTTGATAAAAGTATTGCTGAAATGGTTGCTAGAGGTGCAACTACTGAACAAATTGCTGCTAAAGAAAGAGAAAGAGATAGTTATATTAGAGATGAAAATACTCTAGCTAGAGTTATATCAGGAAAAACTCCTGAACCATCAGGTTTAGGTTTAAGTATTTTAGTTGAGAGTGCTGTATCTAGTCCAGATGAACTTATATCAAGTTTTGCTTTATATGTTAAAGAAGCTTTAATTGATGTAGAACTTAATGCTACTAAAAACTTTAATGATTTTTTAGCTGAGACTAGAAAACTTTTAAAAGACGCTGGTCTAGATGATTTTAAATTAGTATCTAAACTTGGTAAAATAATTACATATACTGAAGAACTAGGTTATAAAGATCCTAAAACTGGTGAGTTTAAAACTCATAAGGTTCATAGATTCTTAAATCCGTTTAAAGGATATGAAGTAGTATTATCAAAATTTAAATATGATATTGATGCTGCACTAGAAAGTGGTGATACAGAATTAGCATCAACTCTTGAGGTTGAACGTCAAGAATGGAAAAGAACATACATGCATGACAAATGGAAACCTGAAGTTTATAAAATTTATGATGTCTTTAAAAAGACTTATGTAAATGATGCAGGAGTTACTGTTGAAATTGGTAAAATGGCCAGGGAGAGATATGATAAAATCATGGAAGACATTAATAATGGTGTTAAACTAATTGATAATGAATTAGAAAGAATTGAAATTGATAATAGAATTAAGATTGATACTCTTTGGGTAGAATATAAAAAGCTATTTAGTGAATATGATAATGATGGTAATCTCAAAACAGGAGATGAAATGGGTATCACTCAAACACTATTAGAATATAGAACTGAGAGAAAGAAATATTTTGAGTGGGAGTCTGATGAGGATCCTGAAAGCATGCCTATTTATAGATTTAAAAAAGCTAGAAGTTTATTTGAAGCTCAACTTTTAACTAAATATCCTGATAGATTTGATCCTGAATATGTAAAGAAGTTACAGGAATGGGATGATATGAATACTAGAAAAGTTATAGATAAACAGTTCTATGTAGACAAAGCATTAATCATAGAAAAGATAAATGCAATTTATAATAGTCTTTCTGGAAGTTTTGCAGAAGATTCTAAAATTGTTGAAAAAACTAAAGAGTATTGGAATTTAATTATTGATCAGTTATATGCTTATAGAGATGAAGAAAATCATCCTAATGGAATTCTTGTATCTAAAGAGAAAATTGCTAAGATTAAAGAAGCTCAAGAGAAAATCCAAGAGCTCCAAGACATGATTAAAAATGGTAATGGTTTATCACGAGGTGAAGCTAGAGAATATAGAGAACTAAAAGATCTTAGTGAATCTGGTAGAGATTTAACTCAGAAACAACTTGAAGATTTAGAACAATTTGAAATTAGATCTTCTATTTCTACTATACCTAAAGGTGTTAAACAAGATTTAAAGATGTTATATGATGAACTTTCTAGCTTACAAAGCAAAAAAGCTACTGATTACTATCTAGAAGTTTATAATCATCAAATTGATTTACATAATAATAGACAAACTGCAAAAGGATTACCTATAACAGTAAAACACTTTGACAGATTTGACATTGATGATTTAGCTAGAGAAAGAGGATTTGTTGAAAGTATGATTAAGAAAGATCCAGAATTTGAAGAATGGTTCATGGCTAATCATAATGAAGTAGAAAGATGGGATGATGAACTTCAAATGAGAGTTAAAAGATTTGAAAGATTATTCCTATGGAATCAAATAGAACCTAGAGATCCTAAGTACGTTAAAAGTATGAACTGGAAAGAAACAGACAAACATGTTCATATCTGGGGATTACCGTCATTAGCATACTATAAACAAAATATTAAACCTGAATTTGCTACAGAAGAAATTCTTGGTGTAACTGTAGATAATAAAGAACAATATTTACCAAGACTTGATGTTCCAAATAGTCCTTATATTAATCAAGCATATTTTGATTTAAAAGATAATAATGAAGGAGCTTTTAATATTCTTGAAAAAATAAAAGAATTTCATTTAAAGTTTCAAGAAAAAGCTCCTGCATCAGATAAATTATATATGGATGTTCCTAGATATGAAAAAACTAGTAAGGAACTTACTGAAACTAATAAATTTTTATCATCACAAGGATCTGCTGCTAAAATTGCAATTAAGAATTTTGTAAATAAATTTAGACCAAATGCTGAAGATACTGATGAAGGTCTGGGTATTGAAGATAAATTCAAATTAACTAAACTAGATTTCTTTGATGAAGATGAGCAAAAGATTCATATCTCTGGTAAGACTTTAATGGATGATGATCAGGTATCATTAGATGTAATTACATCTGTACTTAGACACATGCACTCAATTGAAAGAGCAAGTAAGTTGTCTGAAATTGAACCAATAGCAAAAGGTTTAATGCAGCTTCTTAATGATCCAAAGAATCAACCAAAGGATACAACTAAAGCAAGTTGGTACCATTGGATCACTCATAAAATACCTGTATTTGCTAATAAAAGAGGAGAAAATATTAGAGCTAAAGCTATTAAAGGTTTGATTGATAGAACATTCTATAATGTTCAGCAAACTGGATTTGGTTCTGATGCTTTAGTACTTCAGAAATTATCTAAAGTAATGATGCAAGCTGCATCTTTTGGATTCTTTGCTCTTGATATACCATCAGGTGTTAAGAATAGATTTGGTCAGCAGTTACAACAGGCTATTGAATTAGCTGCTGGAACAAGTTATGACGGTAAAAGTTTCCTAAAAGGAAAAATGATTGCATCTAAAGCTATGATGCAAATATCTGGATCTATTTATAGTAAAGGTAAACTTCCTTACTATGCTCAATTAGTAAATGCTTTTGATCCATCTCAAGGTATGGCAATGGAAAAACTGCCAGAGTATATTACCAGATCTATTTATAAAGATGTTGCATCTCCTACTAATATATTAATGTCTCCTAGAAAATTTATGGAGATTGAAGCAACATTAGAATATTTCTTTGGAGTAATGGAATTTACTAAAGTAGAACAAACAATTAATGGCGTTACTACTGAAATTCCATATCATGAAGCTTTTGAATTAGTTGATGATAGACTAACTTTAAAAGAAGGTATTGATGAAAAATGGGGTTTAGGAGGAAGTGAATTTAAAAGAAAGAGAATTTTTATACAGGAAAAGCAAAATATTCTAAACGGAGTATATTCTAAATTTGATCAACCAGAAGGTAACAGATACTTATTCTATAGAATGTTTATGTTCTTAAGAAAGTTCTTTATTACAGGTATGGTAAACAGATTTGGTTTCTCAGGTTCCCTATTTGCTCCTAGATTTAGAAGAAATAATGCTTCTCAAACTCTAGAGATGGGTTACTGGATACAATCAGCAAGAGCTCTATCAAAAATGTTAGTTACTTATGGTAAACACTGGCATTATATGAGACCTTCTGAAAAAGGTGCTGTATATAAAGCTTTAACTGAAATTGCCTTATTAACTATCTTATCTGCATTAATTCCAATGTTATTTGGTTGGGATGGAGATGATGATGATAAATATGAAAAATTAAGAGAGAGACAAGGTGGTCCGTTAGGTTCAAAAGATTTTAAAGCATTTGGTTGGTTAGCTAATCATTTATTATATCAGACAATGAGTGTAGCTTCTGAAAACTCTCAGTACTATAAAGTTGGATTCTATTCTGACATGCTTAGTAATTTCAACTTAGCAAATGGCCCATCTTTACAAACTTATGGTAAGATACTAGGTGATGTTATTATGATGGTTCAAGGTGATGATTCAGCTTATTACTCTAAAGATGTTGGACCATATTCTTGGCAAAAAGCAGAATCAGCTAAGATTCTTAATCATATAGGTAAAGCGTTTGCATTAACAGGTAAAACTATAGATCCATCAAAAGCAATTCAAGATTTTGTATCAGCAGAAAACATTTATAAATAATTAGTTATGAAAAAAGGAACACCAGTAAGTAAAACAAATAAGCCTAAAGTAAAAAGAAAGGGAGTTCATAGTAAAACTAAAAACTCCCGTTCTAAACACGCTAAGAATTACGCTAAAAAATATAATGGTCAAGGATAAAAAAAGGGGAGCTAATAACTCCCCAGTATTTTAATCTAAACTTATATTGTTTTCATTTAAGATATCATGAAATTTCTCTCTGATTTTTACAACTTCGTCATAAGCATCTTCACTTAGTTGTTCATTATACTTAATTTCAGATCTAAGAAATTGACTTATTTCCCATAATGCTAAACTATATGAAGTAGCTTTAGTTGCCATTGTAAAATCTTCATTGTCTTCTGGAAGATTAAACTCAAGAATTGCTTTCATCTTTGAAGAATTGTTTAAGGTTTGGTCTTTCATAAGTAACTGGTTTCATTATCTTTCCATCAGCTCTTCTAGTTACTTTACCATAAGCATCAAGTTTGGTCATATTACTTCTGTGTATCTCATTGAAGACATCTAAGATAATATCCTGCATTCCATGTGCTACAATAGTGCCCATAAGAATATATAGTTTATCACCAAGTCCATCAGCAATTTCTACTAAGTTCTTCTCTCTAGCAGCAATATGATATTCTTGATTCTCTTCAAACATTAAAGAGAATCTAAGATCAGATGCTTTAGGATCTATATTAGTAGGTTCAGTATTATAAGGAATATCAAATGCTTTGTTGAATTCAATTAGTTTGTCAGTAAGATCCTGTATCATAAGTTATTGTATTGTTAGTTTGTAATCTTTCAAGTAGCATTGCTCTAAGTAATAGAAGATAATTAATATTATCTCCTATCTTTTCATTTACATATTCTTCAGTATAGTTTTTGCTAAACTGTCCACCCACTTCTAATTCCTGAACCATATCTTTAATACTAACTACATGTTTTAACATGTAGTGCCACAGTACTCCTTCTCTGGTATCGCACATTGATGTACCAATAGCATTTTCAAAATTAGCAAAAGTATTATCTACAGTAGAATATTCTTTTCCTTTATATTTAAGGGTATCCATAAGAAGCTCTAAGGCTTCTTCAGTTGATTTTATGAATTCATCTCTCTTCATTAGAATAAGGATAATTGTTGTTGTTTGTAAGTAGGAATTATTTTAGTAATCTCTTCTTCAACTTTGCCAAGATAATATAATTTGTCAATATCATAATCATCAAAACTTTGGTTTATATCAATTTTGTTTAGAAGTGTTTGTTTGTTCTCTCCAGCAATAACATTAATAATTCTTTTGTCAATTACATTGAATTTATAATACTTATTACCTTTCTTGCTAACCAATAGTCTTAAGACCTTTTGTTGAGGTACTCCATCGTTATCTTTAAAGACCCAATCAGAACCCCTAATCTTGGCACCAATACAGAAATCAAATATATTTCTATTGTTATTTATATACTCATCTGGATTTTGATCCTTGATAAAGTAATTGTAAATAGCCTTTGGTATAACTAATGAACTATGGTTTTTATGTAGAGCAAGATTAAAAAACTCAAATCTACCTTTGCACTTTGTTGCATTGTAAAAATACTTACCTTCATTTTCAGTGAACTTGTAATGAGGATATTCTTTCATTACTTTTTCATAATCTTCCTTTGATACTTCTTTGTCTTTGAGTACAGCAATATAATTGTTTACATCCGCAATAATCATCTCTTTGTATTGATCATGTTCTAATTGCAACTTTGTTATCTTTTCCCATTCAGCACAAATCTCAAGATACTTATCTATATATTTTATAGGAATCATAGTTTCCAAACCATCTGTATTCTGCATAATAGGAAAACAGTGTGGTATTCCTTGAGTTAACATCTCATATAACATGCATAGACTCAATTGTCCATTCATAGTTATTTTCATTGTAAACTCAGGATCATATAGAAAGCAATCTTTATCATTACTTAAACCATAGGTTGAATTAAGAATAATCTTATATACATAGTTCTTTGGATCTTTCTTAGATAGTTTTCTACGTTCATCAAAGAACCATTGATATTGCTCACAAAATTCAGCTTTGGGTAAATGAGCAGGAGCCCATTGATTTTGGATAGCTAAGTTGGGATAGAATGATGTAACATCACTAGTCATAATAACCATCTGTTCATTTGATCTATAGATACCTTTTTCTATGGCACCATGTAAACCACCTAAACCAAATACAGTCTTTACTCCTTTGTAATTCAAAGTATATTTAAATGCATCTTTGGTTTGTAGAGGATCTATTTCAACTTCTTTGAAGGCTTGATATAAATCTTGAAATTCTTTGGTTTCAAACTTTATATAATCCAATAGGATATCTTTAACTACAATCTTTTCTCTAAACGTTCTTTGTTTTTTCAAATCTGATTTACTTATTCCAGTTTTCTTTGATAAGAAATAAAGAAATAATTCCTTTGACATTTTAGGCTCAGAAGCACTGAACAGGTTAATACCATATTCGTTAGTGAGAGTCTTTCTTAAATCTATTTGATCTTTACTCTGATGTAATATCCATTTAGTTGCTTTGACATCATTTAAACAATAATCTACAATTGTATCTATTTGTTCAGATTCAATCCAAGCAGCATGATGTAAAGGCATATCTAATATGTTATGCCATTTAGAAGTAAACTCAATCCATTTTAATGAAGATGCTTTAGCTGGATTATCCCAGTGATTAAGTTTAAATACATCTATTTGTCTAATAGATAATTCCTTCTCACTAAAATCACCAAAGCCACTTTCATTCTTCTTCTCAATAATATATTGAGCATATTCGTATATCCAATTTGCTATTGATTCACCATTCTCCTCTTCATACAGAACTTCTTGATTATGAAGTAAGTACTGAGTAATCTGAGAGTCAAAAGCTAAACCATTATAGGAGATATGCCATTCATTATTAGAAGCATTTTGATTTAAGAAATTAAGTAGTTCTTTAATTTGATTTTTACTTTTATGAACTACAAATACTTTAGTATCTTCTGTCTTATAATGTTCAAAGCATCCTATAAAACAATTTATTATTGTCTCATAGTCCATTACATAATGATCCATAATCTACAATTTAAGCAAACAAAAAAAGGGGATATTTCCCCTTTCCCTGTCTGCATTAATAATATTAAGCTAAAACTTCTTGAGTCTCAAAATATTTATTGTAATCAAAAGTATCATAGTTGATGCTAAACATCTCTAGGAAACTTTCAATCTCTGCTTTGTCTGTAATATAATACTCATGAAATGTTTGAATAGTTCTTCTTTCCTCACGGTAAGATTTTCCATTCATTCTAGCTTTACCTTTTCCTACTGGAATTGGATCACCATTATCATCTACACGAGGAACCATATGAAATGATTCTTTTAATCCTTTTGAAAACAGAACTAGTACTCTAGTTTCTGAATCAAAAATTCCTTCTACATATGGGCAATCTCCTGTTACAGGTATCATCCTAAAGGCTTCACGCCCTTCCCATTCGGATGAAATCATTAGCATGTTCTTCATATTTTGGTTTTTACAAATATACATAAGTTATTTTGTTAATTCCAACTTAAGAACTTCTAATTTAAGATCTTCTTTATCAAAATCAGGTTTTTCACAAAGTTCTCCAACTTCTATTAAGGCTTCCTTAATAGATTTAAAGTCATTAGATGATAATATCTCAGCGTATTTATCTATATACTTCTCAGGATACAGATAACTATCTATATATTCCTGGTGAGTTTTAGACTGCTTAAAGAAAGAAAGTACATTCTGTTTATAGTCTTCTGCAAATTTTGAATACTTACCTTCTAAGAAAGCAGAATATTCATATTTATATATACTAAGGTCAAAAACATAAACACCTTTGTCTTCTCCTACATATTGAAAATCATCAAATTTAGAATTAGCAAATAGTTTAATTTTCTCAAATGTCTTAAATTCTTGATCTGTCCTAATATGATATAGACAGATTAATTTATTATCATCTACAGTATAGTGATCTTTCCAAGAAACATAAGTCTCTATTGGAGTAACACTACTACCTCGTTTAATATCCAAAGCTGGATATAAAAAAATCCTTGATTTCTGTATGTATTCTATATACAATTGTTTAATCATAAGATTACTGTTTTACAAAGTTACATTCCCCATAGCGAATCTATAGGGCAAAGTGAAATCACCACTATTTAGGTGATATTTTGCTTCTTCAATTCTTTGTATAAACTTAGATGTCCATAATTCCATTGTCTCATTTGATACTGGAAAGCAATACACTTGCTCATAAGCATCATAAACTATGAAATTAAATTCAATACGCCAAAGTTCTTGGTCTTTGAATCTAGATAATATTTGGTTTGTAACTAATTTGTGGTACATAGCAGCTTGAAGCCAATAGTTGTAATACTGGACCGTTTCTTCAAACTCTGATATGGACTTACTTGTGGTTTTTAAATCGTTAATTAATACAACTTTGTTTTCATAATCTATAACTAAATTATCTAATACACCTTTGAATCCAATACCCTGTTCTTTATCAAAATATGAAAGCTCAATCTCATTCAAACATTCTAATAATTCCCAGGAAGTCTCTGTAATTAATTTTGTTTTAACAACTCTGTCTTCTTTAATTATTTGTACACCTTTGACACATTTGTTATATGTTTCTTGAGAAACAATAATCTTTGATTCTTTAATCTTTAGGAATTCAAAATAACTTTGGTTTTCACTTGTATTTATTTTATCTAGTCTTTGCTGATCAGTTTTTAATGTTTGATATAAATTAATTTGTTTTAAATAATCAATTATACAATCAGTATAATCAATTAATTTTGAGTCAAGAGTTTTTTCACTTTGATAATAAACATAATCAATTAATTCTTTAATATTTGGATTAGGAATCTTTGATGGAGAAATAATAAAATTATCTTCAAACTTTTCTTTTTCTAGTAATAAAGCATGAATTAATTTTCCTTCAATTAAAAAACTCTCTGGTTTTTCTTCTCTTTGTTTTAAGATGTAATGAGCATAAAATGCTCTGGGTGAAAAACTTAACTTATTCAGACTTGAATAACTGAAGAAAAAAGGAGTCTTTACAAACTCCTGTTCTTCTATGCTTCTAGGTTCAAACATTCCTCTTCTATTTGATTAATTGGTTCATCTAATTCTGCATCAATTTCGGTATTTATTTTGAAATCAAAAACATTAAAATCAATATTTTTAAATCTCCAGTCACCTAAATATGATTTAATTTCTTTAACATACATTTCATTAATTAAATCATAAGCATACTGATTAAATACTCCTTTTAATTTTAGAAAATCAATAATTACATCTAATGTAATATTAGAATATTTATTAACTCCATAATATTCAAGCATGGATTTAAAATTAACATGATTTCTTGATTTAGCATATGCCATTCTAGAACCATAATAATGTTTAAATAATAAAAAGTTATATAAAGCAGAATTATCTAAATCAGAATTAGCCATAATTTCCATAGCTACAGTCCAATCAGATTCTTGATTACTTTGGAATAATTTTTCAATACTCTCATACATTTCTTTATTAATCACATTGTCACTATTAATTTTAGATAAAATTAATTCCTGATTAATAACTTTAGTATTAGGATCAAATAATAATTCAAAAGATTTTCTATCATCAACTCTAATGATCTTTTTAGATCTATCAAATTCATTTTTATACTCTGTATCCATAGGAATAAATCCTATATTTTTGAGTAATAAAATACATTTTTCTAAAATATTCTTTGTTTGATAACTAATAAGAACTTTATCTCTATACTCTGCTTTATCTAATGTATTAATGATTAGATTAGTAGTAGATTGATTAAATAAATTACTATTAGTTATAAGATTTATCATTAGTTCAGAACTGATAGTATATTCCCAAGTTTGAGAAAATAAACCAATTACAGACTTCTCAGAATATACAATATAATTAGCTTTACTAGAATCTCTAGTCACTCTAATATTTTTATCTTCACAATATGTTTTGAATTTACCTCTTGGTACAGAACATCCTGGAGTAAAATAAATTTTATCTTTTTCTACAAAATCAATATTTGATTTTCTTTTTTCTATAAGATCATAAAAATGAGATAGATAACCAATATGATCAGGTAACTTAGTTACATTTTGTAATTCAATTTGTCTTACAACAGGATCAACTAAATCACGTGAACCATTATTGTATAAATCTAAATATAAAACACTTCTTACCATTTTCTTAAGTATTATGGGGGATAAATCCCCCCTGTTTAAATTATTTTACTGCCATTTGAATCACTTTTGGATTCATCATAAGTTTGCTAAACTTAGATTTATTACCATTTAGTATTGTTCTAATTACATAGTAATTAAGATCAGTACCAAAGATATCCTCAGTAACTAACAAAGAAATTCTATTGATCATTGGATCAGGAATACTATGTGTAGTTGCGTAATTCAAACTAAAATTTACAAGTCTTGTTGCTAGAGTACTAGCAATGTCTGCTCTATAAGAAGCATTCTCTCCAATTGTACCATTAAGAACACCTTTTACATACTTCTCATCTTTTGTAAGCATATCTTCAGGTGTTATCAACTTATCTAGTTTGTTATTAATAAACAAAGTAAACAAGCTTGCAAACTCACTACCAACACTACCCTCACCAATATTCTGAATAAGATTTAACTTATCTTCAAATACTGGAATAGAACTAATAGCATTAAAGAATGTAGTAATACTTCTTGCATTTGTCTGTGTTGTAACCAGTTCAGGATGCATCAATAAGAAGTTAATACATCTAGTATCTAGTTTGTTTGCTTCTGCCCAACGTGCCCATACTTTGATATCAAACTTAAGATTAGCTGTGATATATCTGGTTCTCTGTGCATTATCTGTTGAGTTTACCAAGTAATCACCATTATCTGGATTACTAGTTAAGATGATATGCCAATCCTGTGGTAATTTCCAAGAGATATACTGTTGTCTATCAATTAGTTCCATAACTGCTTGAATGAATCTTACATCTGCACGATTCCAGTCATCAAGAATTAATATACCACCTGCTGTTTTATCTGCAATCCATTCTGGTGGACAATAAGACATTCTCTTTAATCCTGTAAACTGATAACCTCTGCGAGTATAATCTTCTACTGCATGCTCATCAGCCCACATACATTCTCCATCTTTACAAACTTCAAATTGTCTAATAGGAAAACCTACTAAGTCACCCAATTCTTCTATCTGTGCAAGATTAATCTTTACACAATTAAAATTTAGTTCATCTGCAATTTGTAGGATAGCTGATGTTTTACCAATACCAGAATCACCCATTACTTCTACAGCAACTGAAGGTTTACCTTGTGCTTGTAAGTATCTATTATTTTCTACAATATGCTTTACAAAATCTTTGACTTCGTCAATATTCAAATTTACTTCTTTTGCCATCTTAATTTAATTTTATAACATTTCCTGGTAACTCATTATTATCATGCGATTGTGCAGATAATACCCATAAACATCTACCTCTTGGTACTAATTGAGTACTGCATTCACCATCTGTAAAATAGATAAGTGAACAATATTTCTTATTATTATTATACATTTCAATTACTGGTTCAAATGAGGTACCACCTCTACCATGTAATTTTATTTCTTTTCTAGGATTATATTCTTCAATTGAACTGATAGCAGAATCACATTGTACTACTGTTATTTCGGTACCAGTTTTATGAATATGATTTATTTCCTGAAAGAATTCTACAAGTTCTTTTTGTGAAACAGAACCAGATGTATCTACAGCAACAAGAATATGTTTTTTAGGTTTAATCTTTAAACCAGGACTATCCTCGTATCTTTTATTAAATTTTCTTCTTAACTTCTTAGTAAATATCTTGCTAGAACCTCCAGCAAATCTTCTAAGATAACCTTTCCAGTCAAACTTGGGTTCTTCCTTTAAATTTATTTTATCTAATAAATTAGCAATAAGTCCAGGAATTTGACCTTTAGCTTTTTTAATTTGATCAGCAACTTCATTCATTAAATGATTAGCTTGCTTTTCAATTAGTTTTTTAGTTGATTCATCTAACTCATCAAACTCATTCCATGTAGAATGATTAGTAGGATGATCTGGATTATTAGCTAATTGTTCTAATAAATCATTTAAAGCTTTTGATTTATTATTCTGTGCAGCATCAAGAAGGATTGTATAATAAGTCTTAGTACCTTCCTTTATTCCTAAACTTAATTCAGGAAAACTTTTTGGTAGTAATGCTCCTTCAGGTAATTGATGTCCATCTATATATTGATTAATTTCAATATCTGCAGCAATATTAAATATTCTATGATCATTCAGAATATCTCTAAGAGATAAATGATGAAAACAGATATGTAATAGCTCATGTTTTAATAAGCCTATTTTATGATCTTCAGATAAACTATTCCAGAACTCTGGATTTATAGCCAACTGAAAATTGATATTATTTCTTGATACACCTGCAGTAGGTACATCTTGTCTCCATACTTTATTAAGCATAATGAGAAAGAGCCCATAGAAGGGCTCTTTTAACATTAATGACTTACTAATTTTCTCTAATGATTCATTATCTGTCATGTTTCTTTTGTTTATAAAATCTTCCTAAGATATTACCATTTAACCATTCATCTGATTCAAGCACTTCATGTACAAATTGATACTTAGTTTCATAGTAAGATAGTTCTGTTTTAGAATGACATATCCTAAGTATTTCCCTACGTATAGGACAACCTTCTTTATGTAAATTCTTCAGTACTAAGTTACTACTATAGTAATTTTGATATGTCATCTTCCTTACTCTAGTATATGTCTTCTTACGTTTATCTTTAGGTAGATTCTTCTTAAGAATTTTTGCTTTTGCATCAGTAAAGAAATTCTTTCTACCAATGTAACTAACTATTCTACCTTCATATGTTGTATCCATTTTATATATGAATCCAATTGCATCATCTGGTATCATTTCATCAGTAAATACCATTCCTTTATATATCCAGCTCATTTTATAATACTTTTAAGTAAAGAGTATAAATTTAATTTAACTTCTTGGGAACCATGATCTTTAACAGAATCTGATATATCTTTAGACATATCAAGATTAGCATATGGTAGATTATACAAACTGTTGTATTTAAGCATTGCTCTTAATCCAGCATCATCATTGTCAAGGATAGTAATAATCTTTTGATATTTTGATTTTAGAATATCAATTACAACTGGTTCAATAATAGTATTCTCACTTGCTGGTGCTATAAATTCTACAGGTAAACCTAAACTATTAAGAGATAGACCATCTTTTAAAGATGATACTATAACCAAATATTTATGTTTATACTCCAACTGATCAAGACCTTGTATGTGAGATTTAAAAGTTAGAAACTTATTGTCTTGATTATATGGTTGATATATTTTATATATCTCACCATTGCTATCAAAATAACCATAGATCATTCTACCTCTTAAGTCTATTATCTTATCACCTTTCTTTAAGATAATATCACAAGGTTTAACATTATATAGTTCTAATAACTTAGAACCAATGTTAAACTTAGACCAGAATTTAGCATCACGTTGTGTCCAGGGTTTGATTTCAAAACTATCAACTACTGTTTTATCTTTAGGTTTAAAACTTTGCTTAATATATATTTTTCCATTACCATGATAAGACTTGTAATCATTAATGATCTTGCTTATCGTTTCTCCATATGTTAATCCGTATACCTTTTCAACTAAATTAATAGCTGTACCTCCATTACCAGAGGAAAAATCTTTATAGAAATATCTTCCATCTTTATAGAAGATCTTCATTGATGGTGTTTTCTCGTTAGGTTTAAATAATGATTTTAAGGTTATATCCTCTCCCAACAAACTACCTGATAAACCTGCATAATATTCAAATATCCAACTTTCTGGAACATCACTAATTGAAAATAAATCTTTGGTTGAGAGCATAATATTGAAATAAAAAGGGCGGGTGTTAGTGCCCGCCCAAATTTATAAAATTCTAATGATTATAATTCAAAATCATTACCAACAGAATTACTCACAGGAAGAGATCCTTCAAATAAATCTACTGGTGCTGATGTTGGTGCCTTACTCAATTTCTTGATATGAAGTTCATTGTCAAACACAATAAGAGCACCTTGATTAGCAGTATCTACTGATTTAATTGCTTCCATTGGCTTAGATGTCTTATCAAATTTTGGAAAGAATAAGTCATAATTAATATAACCATTTTTTTCATATTCCTTACCAGATACTACTGCATTAAAGTAGATATTCTTGAACGGTTTAGATGCATCAAGATGAGAAATAAAATCCTCTATAGTACTAAACTTATTATCTTGAGCTTCAAACCAGTCATAAAAACCTAACTCTGTAGCTACATTCTTTACAAACTGTAAAATTGTTCTATCTCTTTCAATTTTAATTCCTGATTTAGTCATACCATCAGAAAATGGATAAGATCCTGCTTTAATTCTACCAATTTGACCTAGGTGTTTACCTTTTGATGTATCATCTTTATCAATGAAGAAACCATCTAAACCTTCTACAGGTTCTGTTTCACAATGTAAAGTTAAATGATATGCATCTTCTTTATAAGATACTTTGTCTAAAGTAACAGAATTAATCTTTAACACTTTAGCTCCAGGTAATATACTCTTTGACATACCTGATCCCGATGGGATGTTTTTTGTACTTAGCATAGTTATTTATTTAGTTGTTCTCGTAATTTAAAATTGTTGTTCTTACAAATTCTAGGTCATTGGGTATTTCAAATTCATTGAACATACCTTTTGGTGATTTACATGTGTTTTCTCCATTAGTTTGAGTCTCATAGATATATCTAATACCTTTGTCTTTGTCTTTTCTTGCTTTTGCAAATAGGACAATTGAGAATAAACCTTCTAGAGTTACCGTGTTGTCAATCATTTTACCAATGGTCTTTGCTTTAATTCTTCTATTACCATCAATATCCACAGATTCTTCTGAGTGATTAAGAATAAAGATAACTAAGTCATCTCTTAACTCATTCTGAATTCTTGCTACTTTGGTTAAGTTGACAGCCATTTTGGTGAACTTGTCAAAACCTTTCTCCATTGCTTTATCCATATAGTCAAAAGCACTCATATACTGAAAATCATCTATTACAATAGTTTTGATTTCAGGTCTTGACTTAGATACATATTGCAGACAAGATATGATATTATCAGATTCTGGTCTTACATACATATTTCCTGCTGGTTCAGCTTTACTCCATGAGATATACTTACTTTTCCAGCCTTTAAAAGGAAGAGGTTTGTTTGCAACATTAATCAAAAATGTAGATGCTGGATCTAAATTTTCAATACCTGTTGATTTACCAGAACCTGAGTCCCCTACAATTAATACACTTGATGCCATTAGCTTAAAATTAATTTATTTAAAAAAGGTTTGTCACTACAAGGTTTGTTTAATAAGATAGCAGCTAAGTCTTTGATTGTTAACTCACTTATAGGAGCATCACCATCAATTGATGTTACTGCTTTACCTATAAGTTCAAATTCATTAGTATTAACCTTAGTAACATAATCTTTTAAGTCAACTACATATAGTTCAGATACTGGAACCATTGCCCATACATAAGTACCATTGTCAACTTGTTCATATTCAGTTTCCCAAAACTGATTATACTTCCATAAGTATAACTTTCTTTCAGGGTCTTCTGGTTGTAGATTCTTATCTACAAATTCTGTAAAGAAGTCTACACCTCTCTTCATCTCAGAAGGAAAAAATCCTATACACAACTCTTCTTTCCCTTTAGGGATATAAGCCATCTTAGGTATAAAGTCTGCATCTGGTCTACCATAAGCATCTAATGTTGCTTGATGGTACTTTCTCAGTTCTTGTACTTTTACATATCTACTCTCAACTTGAGTAGGTTCCGCTTTTTTATCATTTGTTTTTAGTTTCATATTAGTTCATTTTAATTTTTGCTTGGGGAGGAGTTTCACTTTCTATGATTCTCATCCTATTAAATTCAGCTTTGAAAAAACTCATACGAGTATCACCATTTCTACATTTAAGGAAATGCATAACTAGAACAGTTTCATCATTAATGATATATCTGTCTGGTCCATAAAACTTGATCTTTTGTCTTGCAGGTCTATTAATACCAACAACCGTATCTGCATGTTGTAATAATGCATCACCCCCAAATATGTCTGATTCTAATATGTAATTTGAATACTTACCATCTTCAGTTCTTTCTGGGTTATCAACATTCCTATTGAGCTGACTCAATATAATAAACAGAATAGGATATTTTCTTTTTAGTTCTGTAAGCACCTCACCAAGTTCTGATAGTGCATCCATTCTTTGTTGTCCACTCTTTTTTCTTAGTAGGATTGAGTGATCTAAGGTAATGATAGTTTTAACATAACTACCAAGAACTCTTTTCTCAAACATATACCTTTCAATAATCTCCTTGAACTCATCAACGGTAACGGGTTCCTCTACAATATCAATTGGTAATCCTACTTTCTTCTTTGCATACTCAAAACATCTTTGTAAATCATCTTCTGATAATACTCCATCAGCACTACATAAGTATTTGTATGACTTACCTAGTATTGCAGAGTACTCTCTAACTGCAGAAGTTCTTGCAAGCATCTCTAACTGAAACTCAAGTACATTAAAATCTTCTTTTGGATTGAGCACAAAAGCTTCTCTTATGATTTGATCTTTAATTAGAGTTTTACCAGAACCTGGTCTACCACCAATAACAGTAAGAGTATTCCACTCTAAACCATCAGTAGTAGCATCATTAAATTTAATCCAAGGGGTCTTAATAGATGTAATTAAACCATCTCGTCTACCTCTTAGGTAATCTAAGGACTCTTTCAATCCTTCCTTTTGTGTTTTCCATGTAACCATATAACTGAATTAAACCACTTTATCTGAAAAGTGGGTAGGTTGTTGAGCTAAAGTACCGTCTTCATACATTTCACAATAATTTGCTAATTCTGATTCTTTAGTTCTATCAATTTTGGTTTTACATATAAAATACTGGGAAGTCATCATATATAAATAATTCTTTGATTCAAAGTCTTGTACGTAAAAACTAGTTGCTTTAAGAATAGTGTTCCATGAATATGAATAGTTCTTAAAAAACCATTGAAAACATGCTTTAATATTAGTCTTATGAGATCTAGCATATTTACCACTAGGTAGTTTGAGCTTTGGAAATATATTTATATATGCATCAATATTATCTACAGTTTTATCTTTGTCTTCAATCTTTGGTAGTAAGTGCTTTAGTTTGTTTACTTTGTCTGTGATTATAAAATCTTTGTCTATGTAATCTTTGCTTTGTAATTTTCTTAATTCTAAATGTGCATTTACAACTTTAGGTCTCTCTTGTTTAATTAAGCATTGTAAAACATAAAATTCATTAGGAGACAGATTCATCTGAAATATCTCCTCCAAGAATGTTTCTTCCATAGTATTTAAATATTTCATCATTAATCAATTTGCAATACACCATTGTTGGTTTATCTTTTACTTCAAGATACCCATCAATTTTATGTCTTGCTAATGTTACACTTGTTCTATTTTGCTTTAGAACTCTAGCAACATCTGCATCCGTAAATCCTATAGCATTTGCGAATTTACAAAATATTTGTCTCATAAACACTATATCAGACTTTCTATTCTCAAACATAAAACTGTGAGTATCAAACACTTTGGTGCAAATCCCTCGTAATGAGTTCAATGAAATTTCTGGTTGATTTGTGATTATAAATTCTGCGTGGTAGTATGAATCCTCATTCATTGCATCCACAAACTCTCTTAATTTGCGTTCAAATTCTACTCTATTCATATATCTGTTTTTTAAGTTATTGTTTTTTTGTATATTGTATAGTATCCTAACTATAATGTCTAAATTGAAATGCCTACAGATAATACATCAAAGCATAACGATGGTATTACAAACGTGAAAGCTTGGCTTACTCCTATTTTAATGAGTATTCTTGGTATCATGATTTGGCAAGACATTATGGAAATGAGGGATGATGTTAAAGAGTTGATAAAAAGAGATAGTGCTACACAAATAAGAATATTTGAATTAGAAAAAGATATACAGCTTATTCAAAAACAATTATACATAGGTAACTCTAGAGTTACTTTACCTAAATCTGATAAAGATGAAAATGACTAGAAGAATTTGTTCTAATATTTTTAAAGGTGTTAAAACAACTTTAATAGGTTTAGCAATAATTGTTTTATCTATCTATAGTCTTTTCTTAAAAGATTCTTTAACTTGGTCTGACATAGTTATACCTATACTAATTGGTATAGTATTATTATTATCACCAGACTCAATAGTTCAATTAATTAAACAATATTTAAAGAAAGATGAAAGTATCTGAAGATATCCAACTAAAAATTAGCCTAGTAGCAAATATTATTTGCATGTTCCTTTTATTTCTTTTGTCTATTAAAAAGTATGAGGAAAGAGTACGTATAGTTATTGATCCAAATCTTGAAAAGAAAATTGAGACTATTGAGAATATAAACAAACAACTTAATGATGAACTTGACGAATTATATATTAAACTAGATACTTTACAAAATGTCAAACCTAAAATCAAATACGTCTACCGTGAAAAAATTAAATTTGTTAATACTGCTAATTCTATGCAGTTGGACTCTATCATACGCTCAAACTGGTAAGGATACTATTAGATGCTATAATTCTGTTGAATTAAGAAAGATTGCAACAGGATTAATAAATGGTAAAGAATGCAAAGAACAATTAAATCTTTGTGAAGACCAAGTAGATATTCTTAGAGAAATTACTGATAAACAATACGCTTTAATCTTAAACAAAGATTCAATTATTTCTATACAGGAAGATCAAATCATTATGATTGATAGTTATAATAAAGAACTACAAAAACAATTAGCAGAAGAGTCTAAGAAACATAGAAGAACTAAGACAAAATATAATATCATTACATTTATTCTCTTAGCTGCAACTGGTTACTTTATAATCAACTAATTACCAAATAATTTGTTGTTTACCTTGGCGTATTAAACAAGCATTAATCTTGTTGAATAGATCATCACTGTGCCAATACTCTTGTTTATTATGTGCAGCACTAGCAGGATGGGTTCTCAAAAACTTGTGATTAGTTTCTGGTATACTAATAGACCATTCTTGAGCTTTCTTACCTAAGAAAGCATACACAAGATCTGGTTTATCATATTGAATTACATCAAGCAAAAAAGACATGAATGGTTCCCATATTTTATAGTGAGAACCAATCTTATTTACAGTTGTAGTAAAAGCTGCATTAATCAATAATACACCTTGATTACTCCAGGCTTTTAAATCCGTTATTCTATTATATTCTTGATTTGGATAAACTGTATTCTCTATCTCACCATGAATATATTTTAACGATTGTTGTATATAGTTATCATTTGAACATGAAAAAGCTATACCATCTGCAACATTTGGTTGTGGATATGGATCTTGTCCAATAATTATTACCTTTGTTTCATTATAAGGACATTCTTCAAATGCTCTAAATAAATATTTAACCATAGGTGTAAATCGCTTACCATCTTGGGATTGTCTAAGTAATTCTTGAAGTATCTTATCAAAATCATTACTTAAAATAAATGTTTTTAACACATCTGCCCAACCAGATGGTTTTAATTTCTGATAAAGTTTTATCTTTATCTCTTCTAAATCAATTGTAATCATGGATAATAATAAAGTTAAAGCAATTAAAAATACAGCTATTTTCAATGTTCCTTTCTCAGGAACAATGTATTCTAGAGTAATAGACCTATTTGTTTTTGTCACTTCTATTGAAAATCAAGAAGAGTTAGACAAGGGTCTAAAGAGAATTATGGATAATGATCCAACATTAACTCCAGAGGATCATGCTTATCATTTACAAACACTTATGGTGTTTCTAAAAATAATAGAAAAGGCTGCAACTGATGCAAATCATGTTGAGGAAATGACTCAAGAAGAATTACAAAAACAACAACAAGAAAGAAAAGCTCCTAACCTATAGGATTATTAATCTTGTTGGAGAAATCTATACACATTTGTATAGCAAATCCTAATTCATCTTTAGAGCAATCAGCAAATGATTTAACTCTTGAGATCTTTTTACCTTCAATAACTCTTTCAGTTACAAAACCTGAGAGATGTTTGATGTACATTTTCATGTCCTCAAAGTCGTATCCAAGGTGTAGAGCTAGTTCTCTGATTGAAGCATGTAACTTAGCAAGTTGACCCATAGAGCCATCTTGAGAAGATATTTCAAACATAGCACAAATTCTACTACCTTCTGGTACTTGTTTTACCATTAAGTTATACTGATTCTCATCAGTAACATTAACATATGAAACTTTACCATCTTTTTTGATTAAACGTACTTCTACAAACATAACTATACTGAATCTTGATCTTCTTCATCAAAGAGATCATGTCCTTTATAATCAGGATGATTATCTCTCATATAGTCTATTCCTTTTACATATACATATACAACTGCAACTAGCAGAAGTATTAGAATCACGATTCCTAAAACTTTCATAGGGTTTATTTTATAGTTATTACAGCTTCATATTTTAACCAACCAAAAAACAACTCATAATGTCCATTAAGAGTTTTGTCATAAGTAACACCAATATACGGTAATACAAATAATTGATAGCTGGTTTCGTAAACTTTAAATTTCATAAGTTAGTTACTTAAAGGTGCTTTAATTACTGAATGAGACTGATACTTAGGTAGTTGAAAGTCTTCAATTTGCATACTTTGAATCCAACCATCTATAGTTTGAGCTTCTTTGTTCCAAAACTCTGTATTAATTACCAAATTTGGTAACTCATATGGCTCTCTTACTCTTTTAGGAGTATATACATAATATCCATTATCAAAATCTGGAATAGATAGTGGATTATACTCCATACCTGTTTCATAATTACTATTAAACCAGATACGATATCTTTCTTCATAAGTTAGATCTCTACCTATTTGTTCTTTAGCTTGTTCAATATGATTACTATAGAGATGTACATCACCTAAGTTGCCAATCAATTCATCAGGTATCATGTTTACTTCACCTGCAATAATCTCAAGTAACAATGCATAAGATGCAATATTAAATGGTAAACCCAAGAATGTATCTACACTTCGTTGATTCCACATTAAAGAAATTCCTCTACTAGGTACAGGATATAATCTATCAATTTCTTCATGAGTTGCCTCAATAAAATCACTTGGTTCAAATACTGAGTATGTTTTATAGGCTAAATCCAAACGTTCCTTAATACTTAATTCTCTAGTATAAACTTGGAAACCATAATGGCAAGGTGGTAAAACCATTTGATCTAACTCACCTACATTCCAAGCTGAAACCATAAGTCTTCTACTATCTGGATTTGTTTTAAGAGTATCAATTAAATTTGCAATTTGATCTATCATTCTTTCATCATAGACACCATTTACTTTAGTATTTTGTTCATATGTTGTCCATTTTCTCCACTGTGCACCATATATTGGGCCTAATTCACCATCTGTTCTACCAGATTTATCA